CTCACTTCACAAGAAACTGGTACTATCCACAAGGCTGGAACTTTTTCCCAAACCACCCTGATTCACGTTGTGTGGATTTTTACTTTCCTTATGCCGAGGGTGGCGCTCTATTGATTGACGTTTTAGAAATGGGTGAAGACCCAAAAACCTATGAAACTAAAAAGAAACTTTTAAAAGAACATGGCCATAGATATTTGGTCTTGTTGGAACATATGAATGAAAACGAAGCTCTTGCTGAACTTGAGGCCACAAAATGAGTTGGGACACGGCGATTAACGATTTAAGAATTTTTCTTTCTGACGGTCCCAAGGACAAATACCGTTATCGCCAGACCATTTTTCCAAACCCTGGAAAAAACAACATGGACTTCAAGACCTTCGATTTTAAGAGATTGACAGATTTTTCAAAGGTTCCTGACAATCCTTTTCTTGGGGTGTTTAAGAATGGCGTTCGAATTCCAAACGACAAATTTGTTTATGATGACTTGGACAGTGGTCAATTCAGTTTAGACTTTGCACCAATCGACGGTGATAAGCTTGAAGCTACATTTTACATTCAATGGTTCCTGGACAGCGACCTTGAAACTTTCCTAAGAGCGTCCAGCACTTGGCTTGGTTTTTCCGACGACTTCACTGGCGTCCCCACAGGACTTCAACCGAGTGCAAAACATTATGCCGCAAGTGAAGCTTACCAAAAGCTTGCAACAAGGTTTTCTGAAAAACTTTCTTCGACCTATCGTGTCCAAGACCAAAAGGACCCGGAAACCGAACCAACTATAAATTCATATTTTTCAATGTCGTCGGCCTTTTTAAAGAACGCGACAGATTTAAGAAACAACTTTTATGAACGTCAAGGTCAACCGCTTTCACCACTTTTTGGGGTGGCTGTTGGTAACGTTCCAAGTAACCAAACGAAGTTTTAGGAATTTATGACTGGAATGAAACAGATTCAAAATTCAATCGAAAAAAACCTTCAAGGAATGATTGAACGTGGGAACTCTATGAAAGGGTTCTTGAATCGTGTGACTTATACACAATATCAGAAATTCCAAATGGAACGTTGGAAGACTGAAAATGCAAGCGAGGGTGGAAGGTGGAAAGCCCTTCAACCAGCTTACAAGCTTTATAAATTAAAAAGATATGGCGGCGGCCCTAAGTTTAAGTGGGTTGGTGGCCAAGGAAAAAACAGACCGTGGCAACGTGCCGGAAACTGGAAAAATTATCCTGGTTCTGGAACTAAAACTTTGATTGCAACAGGTCGATTGGTTTCAAGTGTGATTGGTCCAGTGGTTGGGGCTTCGGCTTTCCCAATGGCGCCTTCACAAAAGGACCACAGAAAAATTGTCACAAATAAATCTTTAGAAGTTTACACGACTGTTGAATACGCTGGTGACGTGGCTGAAGACCGTGAGTTTATGGTTTTTTCTAGACGCCACATGCGCGAAATGATTGAAGCCGCCACCCGATATATGGGCAACGGTGACGACAGTAGAAGGCGAAAATAATGGCATTGAATTGGTCCGAAGTGACAAAAGAGTTAATCATTAAGCAAGTGAAGGACAACATTGACGCTTCACTGGCTTTGGTGCGCGTTGACCGTGACGATTCGGACGTTCAGCTTACGGGTTTTGAAGACTATTTTCCATATGAACCAGCCAACCTTTACAGGAAGCCAGCACTCTATGTTGTGGTCGAGGAAATGGACCTTCGCAAACGTCAGAAAAAAGCAAACTTCGTCAGTGCTCTTGTTTACGTTAACGCTTCGATTGTTGTTGAAGAAAGAACCTTGGACCTTTTAACAAAAAAGGTTGAACGTTATCAAGCGGCTGTTCACAATATTTTAGACAACCAAACATTGCTGAATGAAGCGCAAACTTTGAAGTGTCACGTGCTTGTGACCGGCGCAAGCTTCAGCCCTGTTTATACAGACACACAAGACAAAGACGACGGAAAATTTATTAAAGAAGCAATAATGAAATTAGAAGTTGAACATTATGAAAGTTTAAGAACATAGGGGGAAAAGATGCCTACGAATCCGACAACCAATCCGGTCAACCTTGATATAGGTCCATGTATTGTGACTTATGACGGTGTGGACTTGGGTGGAACTTTAGACAACGTGGTTATTTCGATTAAATATCCAAAAGCGCCATTGCTTTCTGACCAAACAGGTTCAAGTCCATTGGACAAGTCTGTGACTGGTGTGGAAATCACTGTTGCGACTTCACTGGCTGAAAGCCGATTGAAGGAAAATTGGAAAGTCGCGTTTCCACACGGTGACCTTGTAACTGTTGGTCTACAAAAATATATTCAGTGGAACAACACACTTGGCCAACGGGACTACGCACTTGCGGCGCCATTAATTCTTCACCCAATGGTTGAAGACGTTACAACGCTTGATTTTGACCATTATTTTTGGAAAGCTTTAGCTTCAGAGGAATCAAGCTTTACCATTGGTTATGGTGAACAATATAAATTGAATCTTGTGTGGACAATATATCCAGACGTTTCTGTTCAGCCTTACCGCTGGTATAGACACGGGGACAACACGATTTAATTATGAAGGGGTTTAGCCGTGCGAATCTTTACATTTTTAAAGGGGTTATTCTTGGGTTTGTTTAACAAAGTCTTCGGGAAAATAATGCCGACCAGACACCAATTTAGTGAAGAGGGTGTCTATGCGAACCTTGACCAATTGATTGCGGAACCGCTGCCTTTCCGTGTTCATGGCAAGGTTCACATTTTAAAACCCGTGACCACTGAAGAGTTCTATTTTTTAACCAATGCTTTGTCGAGACTTTACACTTTAAGAGACCAAGAAAAAGGTGTGAAAGCTGACGAATTAATTGAAGCTTACTTTCAAGTTGTGAGTTCAATTTGTTCAACTATAACCAGAAAAGATATTGAAGACATGACCCAACCACAAATTGGGGCGCTTTATTCTTTGGTTCTTGAACACGCAACTGGTCGGTCTCAAAAGATTGACCACGAAGAGTTAAAAAAAAAGACATTTCAGATGTTAACCCCGACGAATCCCTAGTTAAAGTAAAGATTGACGCTGCAAAACAAATTTCAACCGCTTGCTTGATTTACAAGTGGAAGCCTGAAGATTGTTTGAAAATGCCAGCGAAAACTTTTTTCGCAATGTTGGAAAAAGGGGAACGGGCCAAAATGGTTGAGACAAGCAAGTTTCTTTATGACCTTTTGGACGTTGTTACTTATCCACACGCACAAGAAAGTTGGCGCAAAGAGGAAAAACAATATTTATGGAATCGTGTTAGTTACTACGATGACAAACCAGCCAAGCCAATTAGAAGAGGTTTGGCTGTTAAACACGAAGACGCTGCAAAGATTTTAATTTCAGCGTTCGCGTTAAAAGCAAAAGTTGAAGGAATTCATGTCCGACGAACAAAGTAAATGGAAGATAGATTTAGACAATAAGGACTTCCTGACAAAATCAGGTGAAGCCCTTAAATCTATTTTACAACTTGGTGAACCAGGAAATTTATTGGGTTTGGCCATTGGTTTCACAAAAGCCAACGCCGCTCTTGCCTTAATGTCAGCCGCCGTTGTCGCGTTAAAAGCAACAATGGAAACTGTTTTTTCAGCTGAAGAAATAAAAGCGGTCAATGCACAGTTTGAAATTATGTCCAAAAATGCTGGACTTGTTGGGGCCAATTTAAAAGAGGGTCTTTCAAAAGCGGCTGGTGGTTTAGTCGATGACACGGAATTATTGCAAGCCGCCAATAAAGCTATTGTTACAATGGGCGAAAAAGCTGAAAAACTTCCTGAAATTATGGAACTTGCAAGAAAAAGTTCCAATGTTATGGGGACCGATCTTCTTTCAACTTTTGAACAATTAAATCATGCAATTGGAACCGGAAGCCAACGACAATTAAAACAGCTTGGAATTATTGTCGACACTGACAAAGCTTATAAGAAAATGGCTGAAAGTCTTCACGTTGGGGTGAATGAACTTTCTGAAGCTGGAAAAAAACAAGCTGTTCTTAATGAAGTTTTAGAAAAAGGTAACAAACAATTTCAAGGGGTGGACGACTCTTCAAAGCAAGCCACCAACGCTTATAAAAGAATTGGCATTGCACTTCACGATATTGGCGACACTCTTGTTATGCTTTTCGACAAGATTGTTGGTCCAGCTGTTCGTGCCACACTTGATAAGATTGCGGAATGGACTGGAAAAACAGCCCGTTTAATGAAGGCCACGTTTGGCGACGGTGTTGAAAAAATCGACGCACAACTTGGAAGGCTTAAAGATAGAAGCAACGAATATAATGAAGAAATGGCCAACGTTGCAATCAACGCACAAAAGCGTGGAATGGACGTCACGGCGCCAATATTCCAAGAGCGAATAAAGCACTTTAAAAATTTAATCGCAAAGACCAACGAAGAGATTGAAGCCTTGGAAGCCAAACGCCATAAGCTTGTTCCTGAAGAGGGGGTCAAGAAAACTGGTGGGGAAGATTCTTCCAAAGAAGACATGGTTGATAAGGAAAAATCCTTAGAGCGTCAACGCAAGTTTGAGGCTGACCTTTTCGCTCTTAAAAAGACCCGCATGGAAGATGAAAAAAACAATCTTGCGGAACTTGGTGAAGACGATTGGCGCCTTAAGCAAGAACAAGCTGAACGAAAACATATGATCGACGTTGAGTTCGATCTTAAAAGACGTGAACTTGCTGAAAAATATAAGAACGACGAACAAATGCAACGAGACCTTGAGGTTGAACTTGAGGCCAACCACCAGCAAAAACTTATTGAAATTGACGAACAAGCTTCACAACGTAAGATCGACATTTTAAACAAACAAACTGATAAGTCAAAAAATGCGGCTGAAGGAATTAAAAACGCTTTCAAAGCTGGCGCTGAAGAAAATCGCAAGGACTTGACCAATTGGGGCAAGACCGGAAAAATGGTCTTCGGAACTTTTTCTAAACATTCAAAGCAAGCACTTCTAGATTTTGGCGCTGGAACTAAAACCGCCAGCGAAGCAATGAAGGGTTTCATGTTCGGTGGAATTGCTGACATAGCCGAAGCAAAAGGCATGGAACTTTTGTTGTCTTCTATTTGGCCACCAAACCCAGTTGGAATGGCGGCTGGTGGTGGTCTCGTTGCATTGGCTGGAATGCTAAGAGCGCAAGCCGGTGGTGGCGGTGGAAGTGGTGGGGTTTCAAGTGCTGGTGGTGGTGCGGCTGGTGAGGGTTCTTCCAGTGGTGCAACAAGTGTGGAATCAAGTCGTCCAGCTGAAGCCGAAATTCAAAACAAAAAATCTGTGACACTCCAAATTATGGGAAATAACTTTGAAACAGAACAAGGGAATAGGCGTCTTGTTGAAATGATTCGTGAAGCAAGTGACGCAACAGACTTCACAGTTAAACAAATAGGACAAGTGTAAAATGGCATTAAGGGAAAAGAGTTTATTTTTATACGGGTTTGAAGTCACAGAGTTGAACAATGCAATCGACTTCAGGGTTGTTGCTTTAGAAACTCCACGTCAGGCCACCATTGCGCTTGGATTTTATTCGTTGTCTGGCTTGCTTCGTGCCATTGAATCGGCCCTTAAATCACAAGCCCTTGCATTTAATTTCACAGCTTCAGCCAATAGAACTTTCGTTGGTGGAACTGAAAATCGTGTGACCATTTCAACAACCGCACCTTTCTTTGAAATATTGTTTGCAACAGGTCCAAGAACCACAACCGACATTCACGCATTGATTGGCTTTCCAAACACAGACCAAACGGGTGCCACAACTTACACTGGAACTTCAACAGCTGGAACAGCATTTTCACCAGCTTGGTGGGGGAACAACTATCTTCCACCTGACAACTATCAAAAAGTTTTCGGTTCTGTGAATGTGAGTGCAAGCGGGGAAAAAGAATCAATCGTGTGGCAAGTTCAAGAATTCTGGCAAGTTCAATTCAAGTACATTGAAGAGGCTGACATTGTTCCAATTTGGAAACCATTTTTTATATGGGCCATTCAGCAAAGACCACTTGAATTCACGCCAGAAATAACGACACCAAATATTTTTTATGAAGGAACACTTGAGTCAACAAGTGCTGACGGAAAAGGTCTTGCTTTCACGATTCGTGAAATGCTTCCACAATTTCCGTTCAAGTTTGACACTGGACTTTTGAAATTTAGAAAGAGGTTTACTTTATGAGTATAGTTGACGGACAACGGGTCAATGCGGCTGATTCAAACCCGGCTTGGATAAGTAAAAACACAGACGACACAGCCACCGGGGAATATACACTTGCAAACGTAAACGCGCCAAGCGGACCTTCAACTGTTAACATTCAAAGGGAAATTAATTCTTTAAACTCTTTTTCTGGTCGCCTTGCTGGTTCTGTTTACAACGCGCTTCCAGCTTGGTCTTCAAACATCGTTGGAACACCGACAGATAACACCTATCAACGCGCTGATTTTCTTACATTAAAATATCGGGGTGGAACTGGTCTTGGTCACAAGCACGACGGAACTGACGGACAATCAGAAAAAATAAGTGGGACCGATTTAATAAATGTGGTTCTAAAGGGTTTCTTTTTACAAGGAACAGACTTGACCGGGGTGACTGGTGGAAGCACTGACGTTTCAACTGAACTCACAGGAAAAGCCGCTTCAACTGTTTCAACAGCCCTTGGGGTGGTTGTAAACACGCCTTATAATAAAGTGGTTCTTCGTTATGCTTCAGGTGCCAATGAAGACGACATAATTGTTGACGGAAGTGGCGACCAGGTTTATGGACGCGTTACAGAATCGGTTGGCGTTTGGACTTTAACTTATTATACCAATGTCTCTGGTACTGAAACACCTTATTCGTTTGGTTCAGCCACCGACGTTCGTTGGTACTATCAAGAATTGTTTAATCCACTTGCAACGTCCAGCCCTGTTTATTCTGAACTTGCAATTATTCCTTCAGATAACGCAACAGCTGACGTGATTGACGCAACAACTTCGCTTCGTGGTTTAGTGAATGCAACGACACAAAGCTTTGGTGGAAATAAAACATTCGTTGGAAATGTCATTCACCAAGCGCAATTTATTGGTGATATTGTCACAGATTCAACCACCACTGGTTCAAACGCAACGCTTACGACACCAGGAAAAATGATTTTAAGGTTGACGAATGCCAGCCTTGTTTCAATTGAAATGATTAGCCCTGTTGTTAACAATTTATTTTTTGTGGTGGTCAATAAAACTGGCGCAACAATAACGCTTAAAGACAACACAGGTGCAACAGCTTCACAAAGAATATTGACTGGAACTGGAACCGATCTTTCAATGACTAATGATTCAACGGTGTGGTTGGTTTACGACACGACTTCAGCCCGTTGGGTTGTTGTTGGGGGAAGTGGTGGCGGTGCTTCGGGACGCGCTGGAAATGATTCCATAACGAACGGTGCGACAAGTAAAGCTGTGACATTTTCAACAGCACTTGCCAGCACGAACTATGCAATCACAGCAACAATTGTGAACACAACGGACGCAAGTCCAATGTTTATTCCAATTGCAATCACAGCAAAATCGACCACAGGTTTCACAGCAACGTGGAATGTGGGCGTTGACTCGGCCAACTATGTTTTGTCTTGGTCAGCAACGTTGAACAATTAAGGGGTTTTAAATGGGTTATCAAAAAAACGGAAGAGTGATTGAACAAGTTACGTCAATCGCAACAGCTGGCGGGACCACAACCTTAACTAATACAAGCCCACAAAACACAAGGTTTACAGGAACTTCAGACCAAAATTTAAAACTTCCTGACGCGACCACATGTCCGAACGGAACTATTTTTCGATCGAAAAATGATTCAACCGGAACAATAACAATTCAATACAACGACGCTTCAACATTGAAAACAATTTCACCAGACACTTCGAAAGAATTAGTGTTGTTTGACAATTCAACTTCAAACGGGGTGTGGGGTGTTTTCGAAGGTTCTGGCACTGGAACTGGTTCAGGAATAAATTATATTTTAAATCCTGACGCTGAATTTTCTACTGTTGGTTGGTCAACTTATGCTGACGCGGCGGGAACAAGCCCGGTGAACGGAACTGGTGGAAGTCCGACCGTAACTTGGTCAAGATCGACAACGACACCATTAAGAAAAACGGCTGATTTTAATTTCGTAAAAAGCGCAAGCAATCTTCAGGGTGAAGGCGTGTCTTATGATTTTACGATTGATTCAGCGGACAAAGCTAAATCTTTGAACATAAGTTTTGACTATGAAATTGTTTCCGGAACTTATGCCGACACTGATATGAGTGTTTGGATTTACGACGTGACAAACGCTGTTGTGATTCAACCAAATGGTTATAGTATAGCGAATTCTGTTGGCGTTCCTGGAAAGCAAGTGTGTTCATTTCAAGCGTCCAGCAATTCAACGTCTTATCGTTTAATTTTGCACGTTGGTTCAACTTCAGCGTCGGCTTACACGTTGGCCTTTGACAATTTTAATGTTGGACCAACTGTTGTTGTTAACGGAACGCCGGTCACAGATTGGAACACAAATTTAAGTTTTACACCAAATAGTTTTGGAACCATTTCCGACGCTCTTTGGTATTCTAGAAGAGTTGGCGACACTTTAGAAGTAAACGGATATTTCAGGGCCGGAACTGTTGCGGCTTCAGACGCTTATATGGACATGCCAGCCGGTTATTTAATTGACACAAACAAAGTAAATAATTCGGGTGAAAAAACTTTTCTAGGTACTTATATAGGATTGGACGATTCTGCGGGAACAACATTCGGTTCCAACAATAAAATTGGCGCTATGTTTATGGTGCAAGGCCAACCCCAATATGTTTATTTTGCCAACAGGTCTTTAAGTGGTCAACCTGGTGAATTCGCGATTGATAACGCCAGTACATTATTTTCAGACGGTTACGGCGTAACTATGAATTTTAGGCTTCCAATTTTGGGTTGGTCTTCGAATGTCCAAATGAGTGCGGACGTTGGCGCCGCGAATGTTCAATTCAAAGCTTCACAAGCTGTTTTTAATATTTTAAGCGCGACTGAAATAACAATAAACCCAAATGTTACAGAATTCGACACGGTTGGCGGTTATAACCAGTCAACCGGTGAATTCACATTGCCAACGTCTGACGTATATTCGGTTACAGGAATGCTTTACAACGGTGGAACACTAACGGCCAACGTTGGTAGTATTGAATTATATATTGAACTTGATGGGACTAAGAAAGCTTACGTTGTTAATTCTATTGGAACTTCCACCGCTGACGGTGCAACAATATCCACTTTGATAAAAGGAAACGCTGGTCAAAAAATACGACTTCGCGGTTATCAAGGTGGACCAGCCGCCGAAGATTTTATAGCTGAATTCACAATTCAAAAAGCTTCAAAAACAAGTTTGGTCGGGGTGAATGAAGTGGTGGCGGCCATTGCTGATTCGTCAGCAACAACTTTGACAAGTGGTGGAAACACAATTGTTCCAACGAACATCACAAAAAACACCCACGGTTCATTGGTTGGTGGAACTTTTACAGCGCCAGTCGCCGGTCCTTACCAAGTGAATATGTATTTACAAGGGTCATCCGTTTCTTATACCGCTGGTGATGTTTTGTCGGCTTATGTTGAAGCCAATGCGGTTGTGGTTCCGCTTGGTGTTGTAAGGGTTCAATCCACTGGAACACACAACTTGGTAACAAGTGGTTCACAAACTGTTTATGTTGAAGCTGGTCAAACAATAGTTTTTAAAGGACAAAGTTCAACTTCAACAAGCATTGGTGCTTTCCAAGGTTCAATAATAAAGGTTGGTTAAATGGTTTTACCAAACTATCCTGAAAAGTTTTTAACTTACAACACTCTTCAGACTAAAAGTCCGGTGGTTGTGGTTGATATTGAAGGCGCTGACCTTATAACTTCAGGACCACTTTACACTTACCTTCGCTATGGTGACGCCGATCTTTTTTACGGTGACCCTGGAATTGTTTACGGTGGATTAAGATTGGTTGGGGGTGCTGGTGATCGTGGACAACAAAATTTGTTGGACCTTTCTGGTGGCTTGACTCTTTCACAAAAAATTGAACCAGAACAAGGCAAGGGTTCTATTTCCACTCTTTCAATGTCGTTCATTGACAAGGACGGATATATGACCAGGCTTGCAACACCAGGTTTAATTCTTCCGGACTTGCTTGGTCGGAATGTAAAAATTTGGATTGGTTACAGACAAATTTCTTTTCCTGAAGATTTTTTCATTGGCTTTCGTGGAAGAGTGACTTCAATAAAATCTGACCCTGGAAAATTAACGCTTCAGTTTTCAGACCCAAATTTAAACAGAAAAAAGAATGTTTTCTTTTCAGCCAAGTCTAGTTTAACCGCTGGAATTTCAAACGTTGACACAACCATAAGTGTTGTTTCCAATGGTGACTTTCATAATAAAATCTTAGGTCCTGACGGAACTTATTTCACTGGTGTTAAAAATTATATAAAAATTGGTGACGAATTTATTGAATATCAACAGACTGGAAGTGAAGCCACTGGTTATGGAACCAATCAATTTGTTGGTGTTCTTCGTGGGCAACGTGGAACAACAGCGGTGGCGCATTCAATAAACGACGACGTTGAAGCTTGGGTTGAAATTCAAGACCATATTATTGACGGTTCACTTTCATTAATGCTTTCTAGAAATGGTCCTTGGGTTCAAAATCTTCCAATAAAAAACATTGTCGACACACAAATTATTTCAGTTGGTCTTATTCCTGGTTCTGTTATTTTTGACTTTGACGTTAAAGAAGAAAATGGGTTGGTTGTTGGTGACTATGTTACAGTTACAGGTGACGGGGTGAATGCTGACTTCACAGCAAAAGTAAATTCAATTCAAGACCTTTCAGGTTTAAGAAATAGGGTTGTGGTCACTGACAACACGACTTTACTTCCAAGCATTGCAAGCACTGGTGTTGCAAGTTTTAGGTCACAATTCGACAAATATCCCACAACTTGTTCGGTCGCCTTACCTAGTGAATTCGTGGACACTGAAGGCCACATTGAATTAAAAAATCTGTTTCTTTCACAAAATGAAAATTCTGTTCGTTATTTTAAAGGTTCACCACAATCATGCAAAACTTTTATAGAAAGCGAACTTTTGCTTCCAGCCGCCGCTTATAGTTTAACTAGACAAGGACGCATAAGCGTTGGTTATAGTAAGCCAGCAATCGCGGACCAACGTTTTCAGATTTTAAATTCTGACAACATTATAAATCCGAACACAATCACTTTAGAGCGCGCAACGAACAATAGAAAATTTTTTAACGAAGTCGATTTTTCTTACGACGCAACGGACGCTGGCGACTTCACTAAAATTGTCAGAACTCTTGACGCTGATTCTTTAAACACGATTGACGTTGAGGGTTTGCTTCCAATTAAAACAATTGGAACAAGAACGGACCTTGGTTTTGCCAGCGTGATTGACCGAAGAACTAATTTTTTGCTGAAACGTTACGCTGACGGTGCAACGCTTATCACTTTGAACACGAATTGGGAAGTGGGCGCACAGCTTGAAGCCGGTGACGTGCTGGCCTTAAAGGACGAAGGAAATTTAAAAATAGCCAATTGGCAAAATGGAACCCGTGACCTTGGGGTTCAGCTTTTCGAAATTATTGACAGACAATGGAATATTGGACAAGGGAATGTGAAGCTTCAATTGCTTCAAGCCACAGGTGCTTTAACTGACCGTTACGCCACCATTTCGCCAAGCTCCCTTGTTGACGTTGGTTCCACTTCCACAAATATTATTGTCGATGAAAGTTATGGGGAAATTTTTCCAGGTGACGAAAGAAAAAAATGGAAGGACTACGTTGGTCTTGAAATTATTGTTCACAATTATGATTGGACCATTTCAGAGGTCACAACGATTCAAGCCCTTGACCCTTCAAACAATCACGCGCTTATTGTTTTTCCAGCTTTAAGTTTTACGCCAAGCCCTGGAATGATTGTCGACATTGCAAACTATCCAACCAGCACAGACCCGGAAGAGGCAAAACTTTATAAATTGGTTCACGCTTTTCTAGACCCAACCGTTGACGTTGTGAGTGGAACTTCGCAAACAGTGTTTGACGTGGCCATTGGTGACGCACCAAAATTTCAAGTGGGGCTTCCGGTGTTGGTTCATAACCAAAGTTATTCATTATTGAGTGAAGAAAGAAATGTTGTCTCTGTGGTTGGAACAACAATCACTGTTGACGGAAACCTTGGTTTTATTCCGGCGGCTGGTCAGTTTGTGGAGTTGATTGGGTTTAATGACAAAGGGTTCCCTTACAGGTTCATCTAAATTTATTTGTTTAGTTATTAACGAGGTGTTTTTATGAGTGATGTTCCTAAGTCGATTAATAAAGCACAGATTGAAGGTGCAAGGTTTCGAAGTGCTGTTTCTGAAAGCTTGATTCAAGCAATCAGTGGTCTTGCAAACTACGCGGCTGATTTAAAATTTAGAGTCAAAGAAGTCACCACAAGCGGTTCCGTCACTCTTCCAATTGATTGCACTTTTGTTGCCCTAGAAATTGCGGGCGGCGGTGGCGGTGGCGGCGGTGGCGGCGGGGTTCAGAATGCGGCGGCTTCAGCTGGCGGTGGCGGTGGCGGTGGCGGTGCCAGCAAACCAACCATTGAATTCATAACAACTCTTGCAAGTGACGTTTTAGTTTGCACGGTCGGAAGCGGTGGTTCGGGGGGAACTGGTTCGGCGCGTGGTTCGGGCAATCCTGGTGGAACCGGGGGAAGTGGAACAGATTCTTTCGTGGTCATTTCTTCGGTTGAAGTCGCACGTGGAAAAGGTGCAAGCGGCGGGGTGGGTGGTGGTTACGGTGTAACAGGTCCAGCAAGTGGGGGTTCTGGTGGAACTAGAATCTTTGAAGCCAATGGTTCTTATATTGGGGGAAGCGGCGGAAATGGTGGCATTCTTACTGGTCCAGTTCCACCAACTGTTGGACAGACTGGTGAACGTTCAATCATTAAACCTGGTGCGGCTGGCGGTTCGATAACATCGAATGGCGCAAGTTCTGGTGGCGGTGGCGGCGGTGCAAGTTCTTTTGGTGTGGGTGGAATCGGTGCGAACGGAACAACTGGACCTGACCAAAACGGAAACAATGGAACCTCGGCGGCTGGAAACACTGGCGCTGGTGGCGGCGGCGCAAGCGGTGGTTCAGAAACTTCAATCAATGCGGCTGGTGCCGGTGGCAATGGTGGCAACGGCGGGACTGGTTTAATTCGAATTTATTATTTTTCGAGTTTCACAATTCCATGATTAATTTAAAAGACCTAGACCAAAAGATAGGGGGCGCGAAAAACTTCACCTGGAAGGACGCGCTTTGGTTGTCCAAATGGGAAATTGCTTGCGTCCCCACAGCCGACCAAACTATAAACATTTTAGACGTTGCGTTAAAACTTCAATCAATTCGTGAATATTTCAATAGTCCAATACTTGTCACAAGTTGGCTTCGTCCCTTAAAGTACAATCTTCAGATTAAAGGCGCTCTAAACTCGGCCCACACTGAAGGAAAAGCTGTTGATTTTAACGTTATTGGTTACGACCCAAATGAAATTCGAAAAGAATTAATTCCTCAACTTGATAACCTAAAAATCCGAATGGAAGACTTGGACGACAGCAATTGGGTCCATATCGACATTCGTGAACCCGGCAAGGGTGGAAGGTTTTTTAAGCCATGAAAGAAAACAGCAAGTATTCTTCAAGAAAATTAATCGTGACCGGGGTGGAAGCTCTTCTTTTGATTGCGGTTCCTTTAGTCTACCACAAAATGGGAATTGACCAAAACATAACGCTTCTTACCATAACAATGGTGGGTGTTGCAGCTGGACTTTATAAAGGTGCGAACATTATTGAAAAGAAGATGAATGGAAAAGATTAAGCGGTGGGGAATTGTTTTGATTGCAGCACTCCACGCCTTAATTCTAGGTGTTCTATATTTCAGGTCAAGACAAACCCAAAAAGAAAATGTGGAACTAAAAAAGAAAGGGGTGGCCAGTGACCTCAAAGAAATTGCACAAGGTAACAAGACTGTGCCTCTTTCTGACCTTATTAAACGCAACAACGCCCGTTTTCGCGGACGATGAAATAAACTATGGCCCTGACGATGTAGAACTTAGTTATGGCCACCAAGCGCCGTTCGACGGTGTTCTTACCACCCCACTTCGTTACGTTGAATATACAACGGCGGTGGACCAAAGAGACTATCTTTCAAAACGACTTGAAGAGGAACTCACAAAGCAAGGTTCACCGCCAATGAATTTAGAACGTGACGCGTTATTGTTTACGGGTGGGGTGATTGTTGGGGTCATTATTTTTGCATTAATTCCAAGAAAATAAATCCACAAGAAAAAAGTGCCTTATAACTTGGGGAAGAAAATAGGTGTCAGGGGTGGGAAAGACCCACAGGAGCAGCGGGTCCAGCTTGATTGAAAATGGAGTTTAAAATCAAGCTTACAAATAAGTGTCATAGAACAACAAAGGTCCCACCCCCAACACCCTAAGAATCGGGGTTTAGTCTTCACCCTTCAAGTCCAGTATTTGTTGCGAGTGGCTTCTAGTTTTTTTATGAAGTTCATTTATATCGTGTTCCATTCTAGGAATCTTTTCTGTGCGTTCATATAGGAACTTCATTTCAACCTTAAGTTCTTGAACAGCGACCACGGCGGCCCACAATGCTTCTATGAGTTTCTTACCACCCCACCCAATCAATCCACCAATTAAGACTAGGGTTGTGCCACCAATAGCCGTTCCAACTTGCCAAATAAGGTCTATTTTTTCCATTGTTCAAGTTCCTTGCTTTCATCGTAACTCATAAGGAAAATTTCAACATAATGGTTTTCGTCAGGGCTTGGAAGAATGCGGCTTAAATCATGGGACCGAATAAGGTTGTCATTTTTAATGACGCCAGCTTTTTGAAGTGCGTCTTGTGGAAGTTCATAGAGGTTTGAAAGGTCAGGAAGTTTTCGGCTTAATTTTCCGTCTCTTGTAAAGAATCGGTCCTTTGGATAGAAAAACAAGAACATAGCCCACAGCGAATTAGTGAGTGGTTCACCAAAACCAATATCAGCGGTTCGTCGGCGCAATTCCAACACCAGAAAGTCTTGGGCATTAATTTGGGCTTGCGTGTTCCCGATATATTTTTGGAACCCGCCAGCCCTGTTTCTTCGTTGTTTGATTGTTTTTCCGTTTTTTTTGACGACGTGGTTTCCGACTTCAATTCTTGCATGAAACAGCGGTCGACTAGACGTAAGTGCGTCGCGGACCTGGCCCTGGATTTTGTCGGTGACTCTTTCCATTTCGCCATGCTTTCACGATAACACAAAAAGTCAAAATAAAAAGTTTTTTTTGAATCTGGACTTGTTAATAAAAAAAAAGGGTGACAATCCTTCGCCACCCCACGGAGTCGAATAATATTTAAAAACTATTGTCCAGCAATAACAATGTTCACTTGAACAGGGGCGCCACTCACAACAACGCTTGCGGCTGTGAAGTTAATCCACATTTTAGAAACTTTTCCAGCCCTAAACACGATTGGTTCAGCGCCACCGTTAAAAATAATTGAAATGTCGCTTGTTGGTTTAACATAAATGAAACGGCCTTGTGCAATGGTTCCCATAGAAAGTGCAGTGGTGGCCACTGGAAATGGTTGGTCAAAAGTAACTGATTCAGTCAATAAAGTCGCGTCGGTTGAAACTTCATATTTTTTAGAAAGAATATCTTGTGGTGAACTTCCAGTGTCTCTTGAAAGCGTGAACTGAACTGTGTCGACTAATTGCATTTTTTTTCCTTTGAAAAGGGTTGGTTGATTGGACGTAAGACTAATCGGAACAATTTCACCGTTCTTTATGAAAAAATTCAAACATTCACTTTGACGCGTTTTGTCTGAATAAAAGTTGGTCAAAAAAAAGGACTAACAAAGCGTCTAGAAACTCTCTGTTAATCCAATGCGAGGTGGGTGCCTTCGCGGTGACAATCAACCAATTTTAAGTGGGCTTGTCAAGGACACCAACCACGGCCTTGAATAAAAAGCCTGGTCGCATAATACCAAAGGTTTTCACAGTCAGGACACTTGGAACGGTCACCTAGTTTAAACTTAATGTCAGGAAAAAATTGAATGTCTTCAATTGAAACGGGGCTTCCAATCCAAATTTTTTTAACAACCTTTGCAATCTCTTTTCCACACTTAGGACAACAAACAATGTCGCCAGGTTTTACAGGGTCACTCATAGGTCCATGACTCCAAGTTCATAAGGGTTTGTGCAACCAAGTCTTCGAAGTTCTTGGTCACGTTTCCAGGTTAATTTTTCAATTGTGTTTGCGAGTGATTCGCGGCTTACGTTCGGATTTTGGACCAGCTTGTTCTTCAATTCTTGGAACGTTTTCAGAATGTGGTTCTTCCGGTCTTCCATGCTTTGTTGAGTCATATAAATCGTTCTTCACCTTAGTGACCCAATCGCCACCACATGCAAAACATTCCCAAAGGATATTTTTTTCAGTCAAAAGAGATGCTTTTGCTTTAATATTATTAATCTTCCCACAAAAAGGGCATCCAAGATTCCAAAAATCTTTATATTCCGAAAATTCAAGACCTTTTGACATTTATAAAGCCCCTATTGCTTTATATAAATATAAATCTATAGCGTCACCATTTTTTAAGCCCTTTCGTTTTATTCGACTATAAATAGTGTTTTTATTAAGACCAAGCATTCTAGAAACAATTGAAATGGTTATTTTTTTGTTTTTATATAAATAAAAAACAGAGTTGCTTTTGTTGTTGCCCTGTTCTTCAGGTGTCGCCCACTTGCAATTAGATTTTGAATAACCTTTATTATTATTTATTCTTTCCAAAGAAAAACTTTTATTTGGTCTTGGCCCCATGTCTTTATAGAAGTTTTCGAATTTAAGCCACCGCTTACAGACTTTAATTCCTCGGCCACCATAATTTTTATATGAATTATTTTTTTTATTATAACACCGTGCAACCATAGACTTTCTTATACTATATTCAGGTGAACGAGATAACCCATGTTTTGTTAATAACTTTTTAAAACGTTCTTTCCTTAGACACCCACAACTTTTGGATTTTCCAAGATTAACAAGCGATTTTCTAATAAAACAAATGTTTCCGCAATTGCATCTATATTTTGCAATTATATGGCTTCCATATCTTTTCTTAGTGTCACTTATTAAAGTAAGTCGACTAAACTTTTTTATAGTTGAGTTCATATTCTGGTCCCCACATTGGCAAGTTTGGATAACTATTTTTGGCGTATTCGCCATTTTGACAATTAGAACAACGAAAGAAATATTTTGCACCATTTTTGTCTATGGTCTGAAGCAAGCCATGATCGCAACAGGATGTTCGCTTTCTAATTATAACGCCGGGGGGTGCTTTAAATTCATGTTTATTTTTAGCTGTGATTGTTTGTGCTGGCATTGGTTCGTCCTTTATTTTTTTAATAAATCCAATTTCCTCGACTGGCGTGGTCTCTTCTTTTTCTGGTGGGGTGTAAGGGTCTAATAATTTTTTAAGCTTGCCTTCAAGTCCGTCGGCTGTTGGTTGAAGCTTTGCATTTTCAATGTAAGTTCTAAAGAATCTTTCAAAGATAAAATCGTCAAGACCCTTGGCCTGTTCCCAAATATAATTGGCCCGGTGCTTATTCATATATTTTTCGTCACCAGCCGCACGTCTGAACTCGCCGACCCAACCTCTAAACTTATCAATGTTCATTTAAATAACCTTGCTTGTTGTTGTGTTACCTCACCAGTTCCGTCACAGTGCTTGCACTTTATTTTTTCAACACGTTCCAACTTTATAGGAAGTTTGGCCGTTACATCCCAATTTATAACAGTCATTCCAGTCACAGAACAAATCTTTTTTCCAATCTCACGAACGGAACCCATATCTCTAAGTTCGCCAAGTCTTGAGACCACGCTTGGTGCGTTGCCAAGCATTCCTTGATATTTTTTTCTTAAATGAATCAAAAGTTCATTTCCAGTAAGTGGTCCATATTGAAATAAAACTTCATAAACTTGCCAACGTTTTTCACTAAGAAGTCCTTCGTCTTTAATTTTATGAAACGCTTCAATACTAGTGTCACGAATCATATACCACCAAATTTTCTGAAGTCAGGGCAAGGTCTTGGACCACTTAAACAACACCACAAGTGCAAGCAATTTTTCATTATGTTGACGTGCTCTTTTTCTGGAACGAAAAGTTGAAGGGCCAGCTTATCTTTTCCAATGAAGGCGTCTTTCACAGCGCATAACTCGTGGTATTCTGGAAGCCTGTGCTTAAAAGAACAACTCACGTGTTGCCAAACAAGATTGTCTTTTTCCAAGTGAACTGAACTTATAACAGCCATTCCGGTCAAAGTGTTCATGCAAGCGAAACCTTCTTTGTTGGTCTCAATGATTTTCCACAAAGGGTCAATTAGTGCTGGTCTTGGAATTTTAAATTGTTCAAGCGTGACCATTGTTTATTTTCCAAAATAATTATTGAATTCTTTATTGAAATCATTCCAATAAGCGCCACGCATTCTAAATCTTGGAATCTGTAAAATCTTGCAAAGCTTAGGGGCTGAAAAAAGTGGTGGCTGTGAAACTCCGCGTTCAATGTTTGAAATAAATTGCGGGGTGTTCCAACCCATTTTGTCGGTCACTTCTTTTTGCGTAAGGCCAAGCTTGGTTCTTCTTTCTTTTACCAACAGGCCAATCGTAAATTTTCGTTTCATTCTTTCCTCGTTTAAGAAACCCGTGTTGCCACGGGCTATAAGTTTATACAGTCAATGACAATTTTATTTGTTTACATCAACCCCCTTTTGTTAAAGGGCCAATCGTTTGAATATCATTTTGTTGTCGACAGCTTCAACCACACAAGCCTTGCCTTCAAGACCTTGGAAGTCGTAAAGCCCTGAAGCTTTAATCAATCTTTCCGCTTCAATCCAAGTAAGAACCTGAAGCGAACAAAGCCCATTAAGAACGTCCTTAGTGGTGAACCACAAGCAAGGCGTTCCAACGTCACGGTTTCCAATAAACACGTCTTGAATAATTGCGGCTTTTTCCATGATTCCCCCTAGAAAGGCAAAACGTCTTGTGGGTCAATTTGTGGTTCTGGTTCATATTCTTGGTGGTCGTTTGCATTATTTTCTTCAAAGAAGATTTTCATTTCTTCATATTGAAGTTGGTTCAAGTTGGCCATTGTTGAAATGCCGTATTGGGTCACAATAAACTTTTTAACGAAGTCTAGGTTAAATCCTTTAGATTCACCAAGCCTTACCAGTTCATTGATAAGTTTAGGTGCCACAATAGATTTAATTGCTGGCTGTGCATTCGCTGGCGGGGGTGTGGCTGGTTTTTCAATTTGGATTGGCTTACCTTGTTCAAGCCAAGTCTTCAAAGCTTCCCCGGTCTCTTCAGTTATCATAAACACCTGACCGTCAAAAAGTTTGGTTCTATCTTTTGAAACGGTGCAAAAATGATTCATGCCAACGTCAAACACAGTCGTAAATTCATATTCAGCCCCGTCGCGTTGAACTGGTGCCATTCCAAGTTTTTGAACCGTGGTCTTGTTGTTGTCACCTTGTGCAAGTGCGTATTCTTGTTTTGAACGCATGGTGCATATAATATGAATTTCAGAATTTAAAATTTTCGCTTTGAAAGATTCGTGCTCTTTTGTGATTGTTGCCCAATTGGTGTAAGAGTTTCCTTTTCCAGCTTTGTCCAAAGCTTCTTTCTTTTCAAGCAATCCACCTTCACCAGCCCATTCGTGAGTGATTGAATCAATCACAAGCACTTGATAACCAGCCTTTACAGCGGCGTCTATGGCCAAATTATATTTTAAGGTCGTGTAAGGTGGAACAAGTTCCATTGCATCGAAATTAAAATCTGAAGAATAAAGACTGGCTGACCCACGTTCTGTGTCTATGAGTGCGACTTTTTCACCAAGTCCTTTTGCCATTCTTAATGCGGAATAAGTTTTTCCAGAACCACTTGGTCCCGTTATGGCAAGCTTAAGCTTTGCCTGTTTTCGTTCGGCTTTTTTAAACATGGTCCCCACCTCTTTTGAGTGGGCTTTTTAAGTCAACTAAAATTGGTTGTCAATCACTAAAGTTTTGCGAAAAAATGTCGATAAGTTTACATGGACATTAAGAAGCAAAATCTCATTATGGCATTGAAGCTTGGACAAATAACTTGGTTTCAGTTCTTCGAAGAATGGCGAAAACTTTAGACTTCAGCCAATTCCCATAGACACAATAAGTAAAACCAAACAGCAAAAGAAGCATAAGCGTTATTAAATACGAAATAAACGAATAGGGAACAACCACCACTTGTTAAAATGTAACGGTTAAATCTGTGCGTGAACATTTAAAGGCCAAGAACCTTTCTTGGACTTTCAAGAAAACGTTCACCATGCGTCTGTGTGATAACTGGTTGACCAGCCCACACGTGTTCAAACAACATTTTTTCCCGCCTCACGTCAGCCAAACAATAACTAATTAATTCACCAATTCGTCCCTCTTGCCACATTAATGGGGCTTGCGAACCATGCGCTGTTTTCATATCTTTTTTCCCAAAGGTTCCTTCAAGGTGGTCGTCAAGTTTTAAACCACTTGGGAATCTTGTGCTTGGTGTCCAGCCCACAGCCTTTCTAGAATAATAAAGAAGATCGAAAACTTTTAATTGTTCAGCCTTGAATTGAAGCTTGTTCATTGGGTCATTAATCTGAAGTGGTATGTCGAATCCAGAAACGTTAAAGCCCACACACAAGTCAGCTTCCAAAAGTCTTTTTGAAAGTTCACTAAGGTTGTCGTCCATATAAACTTTATAGTCACCTGAACGATAATCATAAAGACAAGCGACTGAAGTTCCCATTTTGTTGAACGTTGTCCAAGTGACATTCGTTCCGTCGATAACGTTCTTTATTTCAGAATCCCAAACGACAATATTTAAACCTTCAGGTGTTTGCACGATTAAGCCTTTCGTTTTAAAATTTCTTCAATCTTTTTCACAGCCAAGTTTTGGTTCAACGATGTAAGTTTGTCAACAGCGAAGTCCAACGCCGATATTAACTTATTTAGGTCGTCAATAGTATTCCAATCAATATTGGAATTTTGTTGTTCACTGACTGGCTTATTTTTTAAAGGTCTCTTGCTGTTTGCAAGAACAATTTGAAGTGGGGAAATAATATTATTTTCCATTATTTCAACCAACCTTTTTTAATCGCCATATCAATTTGTTCTGAATCAAACTTGTGAAGCTTGCCCACTTTGAAATATGGAATCTTGTTCGACTTAATCCACCTGTAAATCGTTTCCTTGCTGACGCCAACATATTTCGCAAGTTCTTTGACGCCAAGCCAAGTGGTCATTTAAAAGCACCAATGTAAATTAAATTTTTATTATAAAGCACACAACCTTTAGCTGAATCCAACCTTCCACCAGTCACTCGATATTGGGTGGTTGTTCTTATCTTAAAAGAATCTTTGTCAATGAATTGAACAACTTCACGGTCTTCCAACAACCAAAGCGAATTGTCTTTTTGGTTATAATAAACGCCGTTCTGGTCTTCCATAAATTTTTCACTCATGGCTTAACATCCTGGTTTGGCTTTGAATACGTCGCATAATGAACGGTGTAGTGGTGACCACTGTCCACCCACTTCTTTTCAATTTTTATTAAGATGCAAAATCCTAAATCTATTTTAGATATTTTTTCGGCTTCAGTTGTTCCAATTAAAGGGCGTTCTGATTCTTTGACTGTGGTCCAATCTAGATCACTTCTAAAGTCTTTCACTTTCGTCCAACCTTTTCGTCACACACTTCACAAGCAAACCTCAAAGCCATTGCACCAACTTGAATCGCTTCTTGTCTCATTGCCTCAAGGTCTCGTTTCTTTTGATTGGTCCACACATGTTGTTTTAATTCGTCAAACTCTTCGTTCAACACAGCAAAGGCTTCGTGCGCTGAATTGAATGGTGGAAATTTTGTCTTGGCTTCCACGCACTCGTGAAACATTTCGCCAATGGTGTCGCCAAAAATTCCAGTGGGCCAACGGATAACCGCTTGTTCATAATGGAAATTGCACAAAGGCTTCAACCAATTTTCTGTGTCGGCCAAAATAATGCCACCACATTTTGGAACTGAACAACGGTCATATTTATTTTTCATTGTGTTTCATTTTCCAAGAACAACCCAAATACCAGCCATTAAAAAATACACTGGCCAAAATAGGGTGTTCGTTTGCTTGAATCATTAACTGGTCACAAGCATATTTTTCTTTTACAGGGTCAGCTTTCACACTAAGAACGGCTGTAAAATCAATTGCTGTGTTGAATAAAAAAACAAAAACTAAAAATCCTAAATATTTCATATTGGTTCACCCTCTGTTGAATCTAAATCAATAAAATTTTTATCACAATATTCTTTGTTCATAAATGCAATTCCAATTGGTGTTTCAATAAACCAACCAACTTGTTTATAAAGCTCAACGTCCATTGAATAAGTTATTCCAAGTTTCAAAGCCTCTTCTTTTGCGCCTTCAATCTCATGCGCAACAAAAGACGCATGGGCCACAACAATGTTGTCAGAATGTGGGTGGTAAAAATATCTTTCGGTCATTCAACTTCCCCAATGTATTCATACTTGTTGTGTTTAAAAAAGAAAAAAGCCATGTAACTATTTAGCCAAAATTCTAAGTCAGCGTCGAAACCAAAAACCAATAATGCATTTTCAAAGTTCATTGAAAAAGAACTAAGCTCACAAACCTTGTCGTACTTAGGTGAATAATAAATTCCAGTCCTAAGAATCATGTCTTTCATTTCACGTATTCCACTTTTTTAAAATCCTTATCGAACCACGGCGCACCACACTTCTTGCAAACCATTGGGTCACGACAAGAAAATAATTGATTCACCCAACGAAACATTCCTTCAGTGATTGGGTCTTCAGCAAAAACATCGAACGCAAGATTCGCAATATGGTCATTGCATTTTGGACACAGCACCTTAGTCCCTTTACGGTAACGAAGATTTTCAATGCGCTTTATGTGACCAGTGAAACTCATAAGTTAAACATTTTCTTAATTGTTTTAATTGCTTCACGGCCCACTGGTGTCACAGCACGTTCTTCCAGGTTGTCAAAAGTCACGTAGTCATTTCGCTTGTTGTGTGAAGAAAGATTTTCTTTGAACTGTGAAAGCGTTGGTGGAAATCTAGACTCACCGATAAAAAAATTGCAAGCACGACGGAACCACTCGGCGTCACATTCTTTGAAGGCTTCCCATAAGAGCTTAGACCTTTCTTCAGGAAAAGAACGTTCGCCGAAAACATTGTTCAAGCGTTCAATTTGTGTTTTGAATTCAAAAGGGGACATTTTCTTTTTCCTTTGCAATTGCTTCGTCAAGCCAACTTGTGGCTGATTTTTTCTTAATCGTGCTAGTTCCATAGTCGGCTTCTAAACAATCACGCCACCGACCTTTATTTAAAAAACTAGCCATATGCTTTATATATTTTGATTCTGTTTGGTTTCTTACAAGTTCATTGGTGTAGTTTTTTATTGCTGTGGAAACTAGACCAAGTTCTGTTTCGATGTCCACATTTTTTTTAAATGCTTCAAACGCGTCAATCTTTCCAGTCTTCTTTGGATATTCTTTCCAAAGAATTTCAAAATCAGCGGTGTATGTATTATTCTTTACCTTCTTACCTTCTTTACCTTCTTCAATAAGTGGGCGTTTATTGGGCGTTTGTTGGGCGTTTATTGGGCGTTTATTGGGCAAACTTTCAGAATCTAAATTTCCTTCAACCTGATATTTTGAATAATTCAATATAGTTACGATAGTCCCCTGACTGTTTGTTAGTTGGGCAATGCGTGACGTGTCAGTGAGATATGACAAGTACCGTCGTAAAGTTCTTCTACTTACTTGAAGCTTTTCTGCAAGCTCTTCTCCACCACAAACGACGCTGCCTGGTGGAAGGACTATCTGTTTTCCTGACCAGTAAATTTTGGTTTCACGCCAATTCGCCATAATAATTAGTCGAACAAACAATGCAAAAATTGCATTATGTGTGGCTAAGTCACCGTCCATTATTGTGCGATGCAACTTAATAAATCCGTTGTTAAATCTTGGCATTTTTTTCAACCTCTTTGTTTCTTATTTTGGTGTGACAAATACCGTAAAAATATTTCCAAAGGTCGTTTGTTTTTCTTGCCTGGAATCGGTTAATCGCAATCATAGAAGCGTCTTGGACTTCAATTAAGTCCAGTTTTGTTAAAAAATAAGAAACCCCCTGAATAAAATCATTAGGAACAAAACTTGGTCCAAACAAAATCATTTTCATAACAGCTTTTTCACAAAGCTCTTTTCTTAAAATTTTCTTTTGGTCTATATATTTAAAATATTCAAGAACCTGTTTTTTTTGTTCTTTAATGTTTTCTTTAAGCGATTTTGCGTCTAAAGGACCGATTGAATTGGTTCCAAGTAGGTTCTTTGATTTTCCCCTGTTGCAATCAAAACAAGCGGTGACAAGGTTTATAGGGTCATTGGTCCCACCTTTACTTACTGGAACCACATGGTCAACTTCCAGCATTAAATCAGGTCCAACGGTTCTTCCACAATAACGGCATTTAAAACAATCTCTTTTGAAAATATTAAATCTTATCTTTTTAGATAACGAAACACGGCTGGTCACAAAATTCCCCTCAAAAAATTAAGCTTGCCCCAACGTTTGGATTGTGCGATTTTTCCACCTGTTGGGGTGTAGTTATTTCCAATCTTGGCCGTGCGACCTAAAAAGTCAACGGCCATGTCTTTTTAAACGCATGGCTTAAAAGGGGTGGGGCTTGGAAGCTATTGTTGAAAAACGTGTGGAAAACCATGTTGAAAATAATGTTGAAAACCTTCAGCGAAAAATCCAAGACCTAGAAAAAAGAATCAAAGAACTTGAAGATTTAACAGGCAAACTCTTAAGACGTTTGTCCGATCTAGAAAAAGAACTTTGGTCGCCCTAAGTTTAGCCTTGTAAAAAAATCTATTTCCCATTGAAATGATTGCATGGCCACTGAAGACCCAACGAACGCGTCACTTTTAATGGACCGAGGCTTACCGCTTGGTAACTCGGAAGACGTTGATTTACGTCGCGCACTTCACGTCAAAGTAAAAAACAAAGGCACTGAACCAATTCCAATCACTGGAACTATTTCGGTAAGTGCTGGCGGTTTGACTGGTGTTGGTTCGCAAGCTGAACTCACAATCGGAACCAGTGCTGTGAAAGTTCAAGCTGGTGGAAGCCCACTTGCTGACAGAAAACTTGTGACCGTTCAACCAAGAAACCGTTCGGTTTATTTTGGTTTCAATTCCAGCGTCACAGCTTCAACAGGAACCGAAGTTTTTAAGAACCAAACATTTTCTTTTGACGTAACTGTGACCGGGGAAGTTTGGATTGTTGCGGCCCTTGCTGGAACTCTTGTAAGAGTGGGTGAAGGCGTATGAGTGCAAGAGGAACACAGGTCGCGGTTTCAGTTCCCTTTGACAATTCAAGCAATGGCTTCACTTCCGACAATGTTCAAGACGCAATCGAAGAGGCCGCAAGTTCTTCCGGTGCCGATAACTTTTCTTATAAATATGTTGGAATAGGTGAGACTGTTACCATTCCAGAAAATCAACAAATGCTTCACCAAGGAACATTAACAGTTTTTGGTGACTTGATAACGCGTGGTGACTTGATTGAAGAAAATCCTGATAACACCACAACCTTCGGACTTGGGACCATTCCGATTGACGATTTAATTTTAGTTCCTTTCAATAAAATATTGTTTTGCAAAAATTTAAAAATCCAAGGAACATTGCGTGTTCAAGGCGACACGGTGGAGTTGTAAACTATGGCCCATATTTTAAAAGAACAAACAAGCGCAAGCGCACCAACACCAGCCAGTGGTGAAATGACAATGTTTGTTGACTCGGTTGACAACCATTGGAAAAGAAAAAATTCAAGTGGTGTTGTAACAGATATAGAAGCCGCCGCCGCTGGTGTTTCAAGCTTCGAAGGACGAAACGGAATTGTGACAGCACAAGCTGGTGACTATACGGCCAGTGAAGTGACAAACGTTCCAGCTGGAAATATTTCAGCCACCGACGTTCAAGCCGCAATTAATGAATTAGACGCAGAAAAAGCCGACGTTTCACAAATAACAAGCGCCGCAATCATGGCCAAACTTTTAACTGGTTTAACCGAAGCTTATGGTGTTGTTGTTTCTTCCGACACAATTATTCAAGCATTTTCGAAATTGGTTTGGTCTCAAAATTTACATAAACAAACCATTGCACAAAATTTTTTAGTACCAACAGACTATAATTTAATTCGGTCAAAAACTTATATTTCTGGTGGCGCAATAGTAACAATTGAAGGAACTGGAATTTTAACAATTATTTAAAAAGTAAAAGGGGAAAAAATGGCACAGGTGGATTTAGACAATACGGGAAGCGTGGGAACGCCTTCAACCGGAAAGACAACGCTCTATGTTGACTCGGTTGATAAGCTTCTAAAATCAAAAAACGATGCTGGAACAATAACAAACTATGGCGCTGTTGGTTCAGCAATCACTTCATTAACTGGTGAAGTAACTGCAACAGGACCAGGGGCCGCCGCTGCAACAGTAACGAACAGTGCTGTTATTGCAAAACTTCTTACAGGACTGACACCAACTTCAGGTGTTATTGCTGCAACAGATTCAATTCTTCAAGCATTCAATAAAATCGCTGGTCAATATTCTTCGCCTTGGTTCCCAACAGCCACAGACGGTGACGTTGTGATAAGTGTCGACACCACATTAACTCGTGACATGTACTATAACACTTTGGTCATTAATTCTGGTGTTACTTTAACCACAGGTGGTTACAGAATTTTTGCATTCACTTCAATTGAAAATAACGGAACCATTGCAAGAAATGGAAACGATGCAATTGGAACAGCTGGCGGTGTCGCACTTGTTGTTGGTTCATTGGCTGTTGGTGTTGCTGGCGGTGCCGGTGGAACGGCGGCTGGAACAGCTGGAACTGGTGCAACAGGACTTGGTGGTTCAGGTGGCGCCGGTGGCGCTGGTTCAGGTGGCGCCGGTGGCGCTGGTGGAATCTTGACAAACGTTTCAGCAAACAATGGTGGAACAGAGGTCCTTCAAGCTGCGAACCGTGCAATTTTAATTCGTGACCTTGCAAACACCGCAATTTCTGGTGGCGCCGGTGGCGGTGGCGGTGGCGGTGACGGAACAGCTGGCGGCGGTGGCGGTGGTTCAGCTGGAACTATTTTGGTTTGCGCCAGAACTATTTTTGGAACTGGTGTCCTTAAAGCTATGGGTGGCAACGGTGGAACTCCGGCTGGTGGAAACCGAGGCGGTGGCGGGGGTGGCGGCGGCGGTGTTATCTGTTTCATTTCTTCAAACGACACAACGCTTACTTCATTAACAACAAACGTTTCTGGTGGTCTTGGTTCAAGCGGAACTGGAACTGGTGTGACTGGTTCAAACGGTTCAGTTGGTCGCGTTTATAGAGTGAGGGTGTAAAATGGCAACAAGAAATATTATTGTGAGTGGACAAGTAAGGGGTCAATTGACCCTTCCTGATTCAACAAGCGAACAAGAGTGGTCAGAAAAATTGGCGGCTTATACTCCAACGGTTGTGGTTCCAACTGAAGTGACACCAAGACAAATTAAGCAAGCCTTAGTTTTAAATGGAATAACTCTTGCGGACGTTGAAACAGCATTGGAATCTTTGTCAGAACCAACAAAAAGTCTTGCAAAAATTGAATGGGAATATTCAATTTCCTTTCATAGAAACAGAGCTTTGGTGAATCAAGTTGGCCAAATGCTTGGTTGGACTTCAGACCAACTAGACGAACTTTGGATTTACGCGAGTCGACTTTGAGATATTTACAGATAGGTTTTTCAAAACCCAAGGGAATTTTATTCCCTTGGTTTTCATGGGCCATAAGACTTGTTGATAAGTCACCTTTTTCACATTGCTATATTAGACTTCAGACAAAATATGAATCTGACTTAATATATCAAGCAAGCGGTGTTCAAGTAAATTTCACAGGATTTAAGTTTTTCAATAAACACGTTGAGATTTACAAAGAATTCCTTTTCACAATTTCTGAAGAATCTTATTTTAATTTAATGAAATTTTGCATTGAAAATGCTGGCGCCCCTTATTCAATAAGAGATATTTTAGCAATTTTTATTTACAAAATGACAGGCCACAAAATTAAATCAAAAAAAGAAAATGGCTTTGTTTGTTCTGAACTTGTTGGAACAATTTTAAAAGATTTTATTGACCAGCGTCTTAAAGACCAAGACGTTGACTTTTTCACCCCTAAAGATATTTTTGAATTGTGCCGAATGAAAGAACAAGTCGAGGGGAATTAATGTGTCTAAAAAAAAGAAACCCGAACCTGTAAAGACTGAAACACGCGGACGTCCACGCGCACAAGTCGACGTCTATCTTCTAGAAGAACTCGCCGAAATTCATTGCACTTATAAAGAAATGGCCCACATACTTGACGTGAGTGTTGACACACTTCAACGCCATTTTGCGAACATTATTGAGAAAGCCCGAAGCCGCAATAAAGCCGCGTTGCGCCGTTCACTCTGGACCACAGCTTTGAAGAAAGACAATCTTGGTGCAATGATATGGCTTTCAAAACAAACAGCTGGTCAAGGTGGCCTTGAGTTCACAGAAAAAATTGAAACTAAAACCGAAACGGTTGAAAGCACAGAGTTCAAAATAGGATGGGCCGACGACAATGAAGACAATCAACCTGACCCTTCCACGAAGGACGCCAGCGCAAAAGGAAATTCAGAACCTTAAGACTAGATTCAAGATTGGCATTTTCGGTCGTCAGTCAGGTAAGACAACCAACGGCACCTGGACAATGTTCAAAAAACCTCTTGAGGGTCCACGCTTCGGAATTTATTGGCACGTGCTTCAAACTCACGCCGCCGCTGAAATTGGTTTCAATCGTTTCGTTAAACTTTTCCCAAAAGAATCTTGGACTTCGCTTTGGTCCAAGCGCCCCAACGAATCAGAAAAAACCGTGTTCCTTACAGGCCACCGCGAGGTTTCTTTTAAGTCTGGCCAAAACTTCGAAGACCTTCGAGGTGAAACTTTGCATGGTGGAATCATTGACGAATGTCGACAACAGAACCAAGAACTGTGGACAGGTGTCATGCGTCCCATGCTTTCAAGATATAACGGTTGGTGTGATTTTTATTCCACCCCACACGGTTACGATTGGTTTTATGACCTAAGAAACTTTGCGCTTGAAAACCCTGAAGAGTGGGGCGTTGTTCATTCACCCTCTTGGGGTGCATGGTGGTGGACGAAAGCCGAAATTGAATCAGCCCGTCAATCAATGTCACAAGCTTTGTTCGACCAAGAAATTGGGGCCGAGTTTAGAGATATATACCAGGGCAAGGCTTACATTAATTTCAGCCAAGAAAACCTTGTCAGTAAGTCGCCATTCAACGGTGACAAAGACACCAGGCTGTTCAACCCTTATCTTCCAATTATTCTTGGCGCCGACTTCAACGTTCACCCAATGGTTTGGGAAATAGGTCAAAACAAATATAAACAATGGTATTGGTTCGATGAGGTCGCGCTTGAAGATTCCAACACACCTGAAGCCAGCGAAGCCTTTTGCCAACGTGTTCTTAAAATGAAAGCCGAGGGGCTTCGTGCAAACCCCAATGTCATTATTGTTGGTGACGCTTCAGGTAAGGCAAGGTCCACAACTTCAGCCGGTCAAACGGACTACACGATTCTTGAGGCCACACTTAAGAAGCACGAAATTAGTTTCGAAAACAGAACACCTGATTCAAACCCTTTCGTTAAAGATCGGGTCAACACTTTCAACCATTGTTTAAAAACACCTGAAGGCGAAATAAATATGTGGGTTCACCCAACCAATTGTCCACGCTTAAAAAAGGACGGTGAACGCGTTGCATGGAAAGATGCGAAGGGTGCCGTGCTTGATAAGACTTCAGACAAAAGTCTGACCCATGCTTCGGACGCCGCTGGTTACCCGCTTTGCGTCTTAAGCCCATTGACACCAATCGGAAATGTGGGAACCTTGAAAGTGATAACCCGGTGGTAAAATGATATTGGTCGACGGTGGAACAATTCTTATTTTAGAGACTTGCACAGAGGTCGCGGACTATTGGGAAGACGCCAATCTTAAAATATGTCCTGTGTGTGGTGAAGAGGAAAACGAAGAGGGTTATATTCTTCACAATGGGAAGCGTCCGGTGATTCATTGAAAACAAACTTGTCTGAAGTTTCAGCTTACCGATCTTTCGTTAAAGCGCGAGACCTTGCCCTTGAAGACTTCCTTCATAAGGCAACGCTTGAAATATCCGATGTTCTACGTGGAACACTTTCAAACGCTGTGGCTTCTATCGACATGACTTATAATAAAATTATTCGCCACAAATACCACCCGGCCAACATTGCTGAAGCTCTTGGCCACATTGAACAGAATCTTAAGATATTATTCAGTGCGTCAGGACACGAGATCAATCGCATAACAGACAATTTAAGAAAGCATTCTTATGCGCTTTCTTACGCTGGTGAAGCTGAAGCCATATCAAGAGCACTGGCCAAGCCTCAAGATTCACGCCTTGGCCCTGACAAGCTTAAACATAAGTCCATTTCAAAGATGCCTTCAGGTTCAGACCCGAAGTCACGAATCGACATGGAACTTAAAAGTTTAGAACGCAAGATGCTTGACGTTGTTCATCGTTGCGCTGTTTCAGAAAATTCAATTGAAGACTTTCACACAGCCCTTGCAAAAGTCCTTCCGAAAAGAAAGCGCATCGAACAAAAGCGAAAATCTTTATATAAGCCGACCATGCGCGAGGCCGACCAACGACCAAAAATTCCAGTCGTTGCAAACGAATTCATTGACGAAGAAACATGGCAAGTGCTGTTGGACGAATATAAAACTGACTTCGTTCCTAAATGGCGTGGTCCTGAATATGTTCTTGAGCAAGCCGGACCAAAGCCCACAAAAGACGACTATTATGCGTGGCAGTTCGAAAGGGAACTCACCCAAGACTTTGTTGAACAGGTCCGATTGGGACAAATAGACGCAGCACGTGAAAACGGAATTAATGATTTTGTTTGGATTGCAATTGTGGACAAAGCGACTGACGATTGTTGTCTTTGGCGTGACGGACTTACGACCAAAGAAATTGAACTTGAATTGCAAACCAAAAGACGTGACGATGAGTGTGAATCAAGTGTTCCGCCAGCCCATTTCGATTGTCGATGCACACTTGCACCAGCCTTGGAAGGCATTCCGGACAAACCGGAAACAGACATAGGAAGTTTTGAAGAATGGTTATCGAGTTAGATGATAAGCAAAATCTAAAGCCTGGTCTTGGACGACGCCAAATGTTCAACCCGAAGGACTATGAGATTGAATTTCCTTTCGAGGAAAATCCAAGTCCAACCTTTCACAACGCAAGAACCGTTGTGGAAATGGTTCAGGTTCTAGAGTCGGACCCAACCATTGAGATTGACGCCGAGTTCGTCTGTTATTCACCAAGCCTGAAACAATATAAAATCAAGTCCTGTGACAATCGCAAACAATTCCTTGAGACCTATCGGGCCGCGACCACAATCAACAACAAACATAAAATTTTCAAAATGCGTGAAAGTGACGACAACTTTGCGCGTGACATTGGACAGTTTGGAAATGCAATCGGTGACGACTTCATTCCACTTCTTGGTGGACCTTTCTTCAAACAACTATATCTTCAAGACTATTTAAAACAACAAGGCTTAGGTTTTTATGCTTACCACCACGACCCAATTGCAAGGACTGGCGTTAATACTATTGTGGATTTTACTCTTGGACGCGGTTGGAAAGTAAAGTTTGAAAACAAAGCACACCAAGCTGTGTGGGACGCTCTTGCACAAGTGAATGACCTTGAAGAACAAATGAACGTCGGCGCAAAAGAATTGTGCATTTACGGCGAAAATATGTTTTGGGTTCTTCCAGACTTTGCGACCTATATTGGCATTGACCTTCCTAAAGAACAGCTTCCACCAACTGGCATTATTCCACGTGTAAGATTGTTTGACCCTTCAGCTGTGTGGGAAATTGTCACATATCCTGAAGACATAACCCGCGTTCTTTTTTACCAGGTTGTGACGCCAACTCAATATTCACTTTATTCTGGAAGTGACAAGGGCAAGGCTGTTCCAGGTTCTAAATTTATTTTTAAACAGATTCCACCAAACGAAATGATTCACACTAAAATTAATTGTCTATCGAATGAAAAGCGTGGTCGTTCAGACCTTGCACCGATTTTCAGTTATTTAAAAAGACTTCGCGATTCAATTAACTATCGTTTGGCTGGTGAACAAAAGAACTCGGCTTGGTCCATTGACACAACAATCACTGGTTCGCAAGGTGACATTGACGGATATGTTGAAGCACAAAACGCACTCGGCACGATTCCACCCGCTGGTTCTGAATTCGTTCACACTGACAAAATCAAGCGCGAATATTTAAGCAACAGCATGGGCAAGGGTGGCGCAAGCGAAACCTTCGATTGGTGCTTAAGCATGATTGCGGCTGGTTTTGGAATTCCAATTAATTATTTCGGAACCCATTTAAGTGGTGGCCAAACAAGGGCTTCGGCTGTTGTTGCCACAGAACCAGTGACCAAGAAGTTTGAAGACCGACGAAATATTTACACCAGAATCTTGAACAAAATTAAGGAACGAACATTTCCACTTATGGGCTTACCAGCCAATTCGCCAATGGAAGTTATATTTCCAGACCTTTACACTCAAGACCGTTCGAACAAGCTGAAAGACCTGGCCCTTGCTGAACTTCAAGGCTGGTTTTCAAAAGAGACTTGCGCGAACATGGCCAGCAAAGAGTTCAATCAAGACGAATATTCTTATGAAGAGGAACAACAAAAAATTAAAGGTCAATCGGATAATTCCGAACAGAGTGGGGGAACAGCCGAACCTTTGTCAAAGCCTGGTGAGGTTCCAACAAAAACACAACCACCTGGTGGAAGTGAAAGAACCGTTTCGAATGGCGGCCTTTCGTCTGGTGAACGTGGAAGGGTAAAAGATGCGTCGTATAAGTAAACAAACAGAATTGTCCGACATTATGGACAACCCAACCGCTTACGGAATGCCAACCTTCGAACAATTCGCAAGAGACCCTGATAAATATTTCGGACGCAAAGATTCGATGTTTGACATTGTTGACAAGGGTTCCACAAATTTAAACAAACACGTAAGAAGACACCAATATAAATTCAAGCAATGGAAAGCGAAAAATTTAGAAGAGATTGAGGTTATAGCGAAAGACCACGGTTTCGACATAGACCAATTAGAGTTTACTGCGAAAATCGTGAACACACAGGGAGATAAGTGTGACATTTTGGTTGAGTTCTTTGAGAAAGAACGCACAGAAGAAAAGAGAATCGTTGCGCCTTATTGAGGCTGCAAAAGGTTTTTTTGGAATGCTTGAAGCTGGTCAAGTTGAACGAAACAACTTGGTCATTCGTCGTCGTAAGAAACGAACCACGAAACTTAAAGAATCTGACATTTCCCGTGGACCTAAGAACTTCACTGGTCCCGACGCTGACGGTGGAATATCAACTAAATATTGGTTTTGGGGTGCCGAGTTTCCGGTTACTTCACAACAAAAGGGTCCAGCAAAACCAAAAGAAAAACCGCAATCACAGCCCATAAAACAAACGGCCATTCAAGAAGACCCACAAGCTGTGGTAAGTAAGATTTTGATTGAAAATCCTGGTATATCCGCCGCAACATTTGTCAACGTCCTTAAGTCTAAAGGTTTAAAAATTGACCTTGAATCAAAACAAGAGGCCGACGGTGTGTCAAGCAACGTGGCTGTTGTGCGTGACCAAAAAGAATCAAACAGATTCGTTGAGTCAATTCGCTTCGAAATGGTTGAAAGTGCTGAACCACAGCGTAACGGCGTGGGTCCAACAAGATTTAAAACAATTCTTTTGCGTGAAGGTTTAGGGAATGCCAAGGACGGTTTCTTTTACACTCGTGAGTGTTTAGAGAAAGCCATTCCAGTTTTCGAAGGTCAACAAATGTTTGCAGACCACCCGGACGCTTTAGAAGAAAAAACAAGGCCGGAACGTTCTGTTCGTGACCTTATCGGACACTTTGAAAATCTAAGACTTGAAGAGGCTGACGACGGTTCAGCTTTATTGGTTGGTGAATCTGTTCTTTTGCCTGACAAAGAAAATGAGTGGGCAAGGTCTAGGGTTCTTCACGCAACAGACTTCAACAAAAAATTTCCTGACAAAGACTTCGTTGCCCTTTCAATCAATGCCAATGGTGGCGCTGAAGAAATGGAAGTGGGTCAGTTTCTTTCATCTTATAATTTAAGTGATTCAGCAAGGGTAAAAATAAACAAAGCAATTGAAAAAGGTTTGTCTTCCGTGAAAGTTGTTAATGGTTTCGACGGAAGCTTTTCTTGTGATTTAGTCACCAAGGCCGGGGCTGGTGGAAAGGTTGTCGACATGATTGAAAGCAATAAAAAAATGGAATCTTTTGGTGGCTTGTTCGGTAAGAAAAAAGAAGCCGGAATGGAAGAGGGCGGCCCTGGTTCTGGAAGACGCAAGGGCGGTGGCAAAGGTCCACAGAATGATAAGGGCGCACCGAAACTTTCAAGTGGTCCGAGACAAACAACAGCACAATATAAGGCTTGGAAACAAGATCACGACGCAAGTGTTGCGCGTGGAATGGGTGGCGCTGAAATTGCAAAAGTTGGTCGTGAATTTAATCACACAGGATATTATCACGAACCATATAAGGGCGGGGGACATGGCTTAAGCATGTCTTTTGATTCTGACAAAGACGCCAATGCATTCGCGGACAAAGTAAAAAGTCACCCTTTATATACTGGTCACAGTGTGAAAGCTGGTGGCCCTAATAAATCATCAATCGTTAAAGTTGGGTTTAAACCAAAACATGAATCACAATCTAAGGGGGAACTTATGAGTGATAAGAAAAAAGAGGCTGAAGGTCACGACGACGAACAGCAAGACATCGAGTTAATTAAGTCCATGCTTAAAAAACATGGTGCCGACGGTAAGCCTGAAGGTTCACCCGAAGGTGAAGGCGACGACTCACAAGAAGAGGCCGACGTTCAAGAAGCTGATATGCAAATGTGCAAAGAAATGTATCAAGCCTATAAAGAAATGGGCTATGAACAAAAAGAAGCACTCGAAGCCGCTGGCCACGCTTTGAAACTTGCAAAACATATGGGCAAGAAGCACGAAGTCGCTGAAGCTGAAGAGGCCGAGGAAAGTGACGACGAACAGGAAGAGTCACACAAGGAAGCTGACGATTCAAAAGTTGAATCACTTCGTAAAGAATTGCTTCAACTTAAAGGAACTGTTGCCAAGTTCACTGAAGCTGAAAAAACCAAAGAGGTTCTTGCGCACCTTGAAACAGTATTGGAAAAATCAAAACTTCCAAACACTGTAACCAAGTCGTTCCGCGAAAGCCTTGGAACTCCAAAATCAAAAGAACAAGTTGACAAAGATTTTAAGATTTTCATGGAAGGATTCAAGTCTCAAGGTGGGGAAGCCACCAGCGGGAATATTTTCATTCCAGAAAAAACTATTGCCGAGAAAAAAGAGGGAAGCTCTGGTTTCGCGGATTGCTTAAGATAAGTATTTTTAACAATAACAAGGATGGTAACAAATGGCTGAAAAGCAAAGAATCGTAAGAAGTGATTCTATGAAGGCTGTGTTGGAAGACATAACCAACTTCTTGGGTTCACAAAGTTTCGACTTAGGTGACCTAATGATTTTCGATGACACCAATAACTTGGTGGTTAAAGTAACTGGCGGCGCGACCGACGGTGACTTGTTTCTAGGTATTTCACCAGTAACCGTTGTGAGTGGAAAATTAAAAAGCCCTTACAGTGGAACCGCTGTTGACGCTTCAGAAAAAGCCGCTGGTGTTCCCGGCCCACGTTCGGGCGTAACCGCTAAAATGAAACTAAAATCAGGTGCGACTTTCAATCCTGGTGACTTAGTTTATGTTGACGCCGCCGCTGACACACAAACTGTGCAAGTAGCCGCGAACGGTTCTGCTATTGGAATCTATATCGGTAAAACTGTAACCGCTGGTGCGACTTCAGAGGGTGACGTGAAATTAGGTTCACGATTCCGTTCTGGCGCATTGGTATTCTAAGGGGTGGCCAATGAGTGAAGAAAAAACACACAAACTGACATTTAGAAATAACGCCGAACAAAATCGGTTGGTTATGAAAGAAGCCCTTTATGATAACGACGAAATGATAACATTTCGTGAAAGCGTAAAGCGTCACCAAGGTTTCGACTTTCTTGACGAAAAAGCTTTTCCAGTTCAAGACCGACGTTTTTCTTTTAAGAAAATGAAAGAAAAATGTTACATGCGTGAGGCTGACGGTGCAAGTTCTTTCACCCAAGTTTTACGTGCTGGTGTTCAATCGGTTGTAAACAGTGCTTATGAAACTGTTCCAACAACTTTTGAACAATGGGCGCACGTTATCCAATCAACAATGGACACTGAACTCTATGCACCTTTGCATGGCATTTCGTTTCCTCGTGAAGTTGGACGACAAGAAAAGTATTCTGAAAGTGCTGCACAAGGTTTGGACATTAAATTAAGAAACAGAAAATATGGTTCTGTTTACCCAGTAGAACAAGAACTTTTGAGTGATGACAAAACAGGTCAATTTCAAAAGCAATCTTCTTTGTTGGGTCAATACTTGAAACTTGTTTTGGAAGTTCTTGCTTATGCAAAACTTTCTTCTAGTTCAAGCACCATGCAATATTCTGATTTAGTGATTCCAGCTTCAGAAACTAAGCCAGCAACAGAGGCCAACTATCCTTATGCGGCGGCTGCGGCCCCGTTTGTGGGTGGTGGTTTTAACAGACCAGCGACTTATGGTTTGTTAAATCAAGCGAATCTTCAAAGTGCTTTCCAAGCACAAATGACCCAAAAGAACTTATTGGGTCTTCGTTTGTTGGTTCGTCCAAACCACATTATTTGTGGACCACGTTACCAGTTTGATTTAGCCGTTCTTTTGAACAGTGCTTACTATCCAACTGGTGCAACAGCTGGCGCAACAGGTGGCGCGTTCTCAATCAATCCGTTGGAAGGAATTGCTGATAAAACCATTTCACGTTTTATATTCAGACCAGACACCGGCGCACTTGACGACGGAACTGCAACGCCTTGGTGGTTGGTTGACTCAAACGTTCCTTGGTTCATTGTTCAGATTCGCGAAGGCGCAATTGTTGAACAAGAAGCACCAAACGCTGGTGAATCTTTTGACCGTGACATTGTTCGGTTCAAAGGACGCACAAGAGCAAACGCGGACTTTATTGACCCACGTTTTGCTTGGCTTGGAAACGACGGTTCAGTCTAATATTAGTTTAAATTGATTGTGGGTTTTCGGACCCACGCCGTGCAATCAAAAATTTTGGGGGGGTGGTTCACGCACGGCGAACCGCTTCCCTAATTCTTAGCCGTGAGGGACAAATGGAAAAAAACAAAGCTGTTTACGCAAAAAGTATTAAGCCGAAGAACGGAATGCCTTCAACAACAGTGATTGTTGAAAAGGCAAAAGAACGACCAGAAAGACCAACACTTCGTTCACTCGTTGAACGTATTGCTGGAAGCACTCACTTCACAAGAAACTGGTACTATCCACAAGGCTGGAACTTTTTCCCAAACCACCCTGATTCACGTTGTGTGGACTTCTATTTTCCTTATGCCGA